CATCCATCCAGGTTTCGGCATCCATGAGGTGGGACAGCTTTGCACGGGACAACCCGGTCTTGATCTCGTAGGCATTGATGATGGAATCCTTCACGCTGCCGAGCATTTCGATGGCTTTCTGCATTTCCGCAGAGTCACCGAAAGCGATGGTCATAGGGTTATGGATCATCAGCATGGACACAGGGGACATCAGAACCTTGGTGCCGGCCATAGCGATAACGGATGCTGCGGAGGCAGCGATGCCGTCAATCTTGACCGTGACATTGCCCTTGTAGTCCATCAGCATATTGTAGATTTGGGCAGCCGCCACGCAGTCACCGCCGGGGCTGTTGATCCACACCGTGATGTCGCCGGAGCCTGCCATCAACTCATCCTTGAAAAGCTGTGGAGTGACGTCATCGTCAAACCAACTTTCCTCTGCGATGGTGCCGTTGAGAAACAGAGTCCTCTCCGCCGGAGCCGTCTCCGTCTGTGCCTGGTTCTTCCACTTCCAGAACTTCTTCATCGGGATTTTCCTCCTTTCCGTTATCAGTAGGTGTATTTGCAAAAGCACCTGCATCTTTCAGCGGGAGCATATTGCCGTTAATGAGGTACAGGTCGCCACCGTCTTCCGCAGGGATGCGGTCGAGGTTTTCAAGTTCACGGATGTCATTTGCGGACATCCAACCGTTCTGGCGACCAATGGCGTAACCGTTCATACGGCTTTGGTAATCGCCACGGAGCAGACCTTCCACATTGAATTTCACAAAATACTGTGCCTTTTCATCGTGGGACAGGAGCGCCCGCTGAATGGACTGCTCCCAACGAATGACCCAGGGGTCAAGGGTGTACTTCACGAACTCAAGGGACTGCTGCTCAATATTAGAAAAGCTCGACTTTTCCAGATCACCCACCATGTGAGGCGGGACACGGAAAATTCGAGCAATTTCATTGATTTGGAATTTGCGGGTCTCAAGGAACTGTGCCTGCTCCGGTGAGATGCCGATAGGCGTATATTTCATACCTTCCTCAAGTACCGCGATCTTGTTAGCGTTGCCGCTGCCACCGAAGGTGGACTGCCAGCTTTCACGCACACGCTGCGGATCTTTGATTGTGCCGGGGTGTTCCAGGACACCACCCGGTGCAGCACCGTTGGCGAAGAACTTGGCACCGTACTCCTCACAGGCGATTGCCATGCCGATAGCGTTCTTTGCCATCGCAATGGGGCTGTAGCCTACAAGTCCGTCAAAACCGAGTCCTGGAATATGAAGCACATCGGAAGGCTGAAGCGTGACCGCAAACTCCTTATTTTTGATTGCTTCATCGGGACCACGGTAGTAGGTGTAGTACAGACGGCCGTTTTCATCTCTGTCCACGGACATCTTGTTCGGCATCAGCGGATACAGAGCAATGACCTCGTTCTTGCCGTTGCGGATGACCTGTGCATAGGCATTGCCCCACAGGAGCAGATGGGTCATGAGGGTCTCTCGGAACACGAAAGAACTCATTTCCGGGTTCGGTTCATCGTGGAGCAATCGGTACAAAGGATGGTCAAGGGCTTTTTCCTTGCCACCACCATCGGTGTATTTGTAGAGGTGCAGCGGAAGTCCCGCCACCGCTTCTGCCAGGATGCGGACACAGGAGTAAACGGCCGTCATTTGCATGGCAGACCGCTCGGTCACATTTTTGCCGGAGGTTGTTCCACCCATATAAAAAGTGTAGGAACTTCCGGCTGTGCGGTTTTCAGGCTTATCCCTGGATTTGAACAGCCCAGAAAAGATACCCATCATACATCACCTTCCTTCAAGCGTTCTCGCAGGGCATCAAAAAACGCCCTGCCTTTGATGGGGAGTCCGGCAGCAAGCCGTTCCTCCTCAAAAGCAAAGCGTATTTCCAATTGCTCCACGGAGTAAGTTTTCAAAAATGAGCGCCAGGTCTGTTTGTCCCACTGTCGGAGTTGTTCCCACTTCTCTGGGAAATGTTTACGCAGTTTCCGCAGTTCGTCATAGGATTGCAGTGGGCAGCACCAACAGGAAACACGGTGGAAAATGTCGTAGAGACCGTCCCAATCAAAGCCGCGCTCACGGCAGTAGGCCAGGCAGTCCGCTTCAGTCATGCCCCAATCTATCAGCGGATAATTGAAATCATGGACACGCTGTGGTTCATCAGCCGCGATGCCGATATACTGTACCAATTCGTATTCCTTGGAGAGATCACGAAGGTAACGGTCAATGACCCGTTGTTTCAGCATTGCAGTACACCATCGGTTACGGGGCCCCGCCCAACTGTAGCCTTTGCGACCGAATAGTTCAGGGTTTTTCCGCTTGGGCATATGCTCCAAAAGCAAATACTCAAAATCATAATTGGACTTGAGCCGTGTGATTGGTCTACCGATATACTTTTCCAGTTTGTCGATGTGGTGATACATACCTTCAAACTCCAACCCGGTATCGCAGAACAAAATCATATCCACGGGCATTCCTTCCTCCAACATTCGCAGAAGCATTGCGGTGGAGTCCTTGCCGCCGGAGAGCGAGACGATATGCAGTTTAGCTTTTTCCATGTCACACCTCCGTCATATAAACAAAATGCCTCGGTCATCGTAGACCGAAGCACTGGTATCATTGCCACAGCGGATCGCGCGGTCAAGAGCCATTATGGTTGCAACCGCACCGTCAATCTTTTCTGTGGATTTTTCTTTATCCGGCTTGATGTTGCCTGCTGGATCGGTGCGGATGAAGATGTTATCCATCATCCAACGGAGAACGGGATGCCCGCCGTGGGCGATGCGTTCTTCCAACACCAGTTTCATCAGTTCCTTGGTGGGTGGGGACATATCCTTGAAGCCCTGTCCGAAAGGGACCACCGTAAAGCCCATGCCCTCAAGGTTCTGCACCATCTGAACAGCGCCCCAACGGTCGAATGCGATTTCACGGATGTTATATTTCTCACCGAGCCGTTCTATAAACTTTTCGATGTAACCGTAGTGAACAACGTTACCTTCGGTGGTCTGAAGGAAACCCTGCCGCTCCCACACATCGTATGGCACATGGTCACGGCGCACACGAAGGTCGAGGTTATCTTCTGGAATCCAGAAGTAAGGCAGGACGACGTACTTGTCATCCTCATCCTCCGGCGGGAACACCAAGACCAATGCCGTAATATCCGTTGTGGAGGACAAGTCCAAACCACCGTAACAGACACGGCCTTCCAGATCGTCCTCGTTGGCAGAAAACTCACATTTGTCCCATAGGTGCATCGGCATCCAACGGACAGCCTGCTTGACCCACTGGTTCAAACGGAGCTGCCGGAAGGCGTTCTCCTCGCCGGGGTTTTGCTTTGCGGATTCGCAGGCATCACGGACTTTGTCAATGCCGACCGTTATACCGAGGGAAGGGTTGGCTTTCTTCCAGGTGGCGGGGTCAGTCCAATCGTCCGCTTCATCCGCACCGTAGATAACGGGATAGAAAGTGTGGTCAATTTTTCTGCCCTCGATGATGTCCTTTGCCTTTTGGTGAATCTCATAGCAGATAGATTTCGTATCGTTGCCCGCTGTGGTAATGAGGAAATACAATGGCTGCATACGGGCATCACCGGAACCCTTGGTCATAACATCAAACAGCTTTCGGTTCGGCTGCGTGTGCAACTCATCGAAAACAACACCGTGGGTATTGAAACCATGCTTATTGCCAACGTCAGCGGAAAGCACCTGGTAGATACTGCCCGTGGGCTGATAGATAAGCCGTTTCTGGGAGTCCAGGATTTTGACCCGCTTGGAGAGTGCCGGACACATACGAACCATGTCGGCAGCCACGTTGAAAACGATGGATGCCTGCTGTCGGTCAGCGGCACAGCCATAGACTTCGGCGCGCTCCTCACCGTCACCACAGGTCAGAAGCAGAGCCACCGCAGCCGCCAACTCCGATTTGCCTTGCTTCTTGGGGATTTCGATATATGCGGTATTAAACTGGCGGTAGCCGTTGGGCTTGAGGGTCCCGAACACATCACGGATGATCTGCTCCTGCCAATCGATCAGTTCAAAGGGCTTTCTTGCCCAGGTGCCTTTGGTGTGGCAAAGGCTCTCAATAAAGGCGACCGCATAGTCAGCAGCGTCCTTATCGTAGTAGGAGCCATTGGACATAAAACGGGTCGGCTTATACTTTTTCAGTTTTCTGATATGCGTCACCTCCTCAAAAAATGGCATAAAAATAGCCGCCACCATAATCGGTGCGACTTGCTGTATAACGAGGAACAGAGCCTTCCGGCTCTGTCTCATGAAGTTTTTTAGTCGGCTTCTTTTAGGTAGATACGAGTGAAATGTTCCGTACAAAGGTCAAAATCTGTATCGGATAATCTTTCATAATCATTGCGTGTGAATGCTTTTTGGATATTCCCAAGCATACAGCCAACCCCGGCACTATAACTTTCACCTTTGGGATAGGAGAAGAATTCAAGCACCACGCGGGATTTGCACCCAGGCTGAAAAAGAGAACTGTCCGTTATGGGATATACACTATTATCGTAGATTTTCGGAGCAGTAAGAGAGGCTGCGTTAACGACCCAATTGCCACGGAAAATCTCGTCCACATCTTCATTGTCACCATCGATAATAGGAAGGTTCTTTTTGGCAGCTTTTGCTTGCCATGCACCATACAATGTTGCCCCATTGCGAATCGCAACTTCAACCGCCAAATTTAGTGCGTCGTTGGTTCTTATGAGTGACTTGGGTATGATAACCGAAGCCGTGTATAACGGGGGTTTGTCCTCTAAAATGATTTGAGGTTCCCATATTCGCGCATTTGTAAAAGTAACCAGGTCAGTTATCACCTTTGTTGCTGGGTTGCGATAGTTCATTTTTCTTTTTCTCCTTTCGGCGCTTTTTTCTTCGTTTTACAATGGCTTTATTTTTGCATTTTTGGCTACAGTAAACCGCTTGTATTTGGTCAGTGGTAAATGGCTTTTTGCACGTTGGGCAGGTTCTTACCACGTCCTTATTAAACCGGAACAAGTCAGCAATGTTTTTTTCTGTCATCCCGGTTAGGTTTTCTATTTGGGTGAAAGAATAACAAGCCTCACGTAACACCAACGCATATTCGAGATGGTCAAGTGTTGGATAATACTTATATCGAGAGTTCCCTGAATTGCGCCGTTGCATCTTCTTGCGGTTTTCGTGATAACGACTTCTGCAGGAAACAGAACAATACTTGGATGGCCATTTTCCTTTTTCACCCGGTATTTGTTTTCCGCAATGAATGCAAATGGTGTAAGGCAATGGATTTGAGTAGCAATACGAGGAAATAAACTGTTCCGATATTCCCGTAACGATATGCATTTGGGATAGTGTAAAATGGTTTTGCCTATAAAAATCGAGAATAGCTTTTTGATGCGGTGTGATGCGTTCTCGGTTATTGATTTTCAATTCGGAGTCAGCATCCATCCCATATTTCCTAAACCAATTCATATAGCACTTTGTGTCACAGAATTTTTTTAGCACCCCATAGCCGATTTGAGATATAGGTTTACCACAGGCTGGGCATACCGTTTCAAGGATCGGATTGTCACGTAAACAGCGTTCTACACGACTCTTTGGAACGCCAACTAATTCAGCAATCTCTTCTTGAGACCGTAGCTGACAGCGATACGCTCGTATAGCCATCACCTGTGCAGGTGTTAAGCCAAAAGGTATAGATTTGACTCTGCCACCAGCCGAAGTGGAAGTGTTCTTTGATGAAAAAAGCCAAACACCCTCTTCATAGAACTTCTTGAAGCGAATAACTATTTTTGTGTAGTAATGGTGAATAGCACTTGCACTTACATCATAGGTTTTTCCTATGTCCTTGAACATTTCGCCCTTATAGGCTCTGCGAAATAAAATATCTTGGTGGCGAGGCAGCAGATGCTCTATGGCATAATCAAATGCAGGAGAACCATCGAATAATTGAGATAGCCCTTCATCTTCCTTTGCCATGAATTCCGGGACGTATTCAAAGGCATCATAATGAAGCCGTGTGCTATATCGTTGACGAGCATCGTGATTTTGTTCAAGTCTGTCCAAATCACGGAGAACAGCCATCCATTCTTCATCAACCTCAATGGATTCATACCCGGTTCCAAACTTATACTGATACTTCATAACGCTTCGCCAGTGAGGATGAAATGTACATATTGGGTGCGATGCTCCTCCAGGAAAATCACCAGTTCATAGAACCGCATCTCGTTGGCAATGTACTGTACCATTGGAATGTCGAACATATTGGTGCGCCCGGTTTTACGAACTGCGAGGATCTGCTCACGGATTTTATCGGACATCGGTATTCGCCACCTTTCGACAAGTATCGACACCGTATGCTACATTCAAGCCGGAGCCGTTGTCCCAGGCAACCATAATGCTGCCGATATCATCAACGCCGATCACAGTACCCTTCGTGCCGATGGGAGGTGCCTGCGGATCGTCCATCTGCACCAACTCCACCCGCGTACCCCTTGGGTAGCGTTCACGGAGGGCTTGTAAGGCTTCTTTTGAAATCACTCGCATACTTCCATCTCCTTGGGCTGACCGCTTCTGAAGGCGGAACTGCCCGTCAGGTTGCGGAGCAGGATCTTACGCTCGGATTTGTATTCCGCGCCGATGAAGCCCAGGCGCAGAAGGAAGCACCGGAATGCGTACTTGTCATTGTCCGTGTCCTTTTCCTTTGCCACCACGCGCTTCGCATTCCGTGCCATTTCGCACAGCTTGCAGATGAAAGTGTCATAGGCTTTCATTTCGTCTGGGGTGGGAATACCAGGAAACCAAGGGAAGGAAACCTTCGTATCGGTGATTTCCAAAGAAAGTTCATCCGTTCCAAGGGATTTCTTGATGAGGTTGCCCTTGGCTGCTATCAGTGCCTTGAGGTTTTCCAGGTTCGCATCGGTAAAAAGGCTACGAGGCATGGAAATGCAGATCCCGTCGATTTCTCTCGGTTCGGACTGCTCCTCGGTGGTGTCGTCTGCGATGCAGTCGACAAGAGGATCTTCTGCCTGGAAGCCTTTCTCCCGAAGAAAGCGGATGAGGGCGACTGCGGTGCTGTTGTCCTCGATGGTGACCTGCCCGTCCACACTGACGGTGTAACCGCCAACCTGGTAGGCAAAGCCAGGGGCGCCCAGGTACTTGGCTTTTTCACCAGTGTGTTCTGCGATGGCTGCGACCAGGCGCTTGCGGTCGGAACCGCTGACATTGTAGTTGATAATCATGTGTGTGACCTCCTTTAATTTTGGTAGTCACATATTACCGTCAGTGTTCCGATATATCCAGTTATATCTGCACATTTGGGGTGTAGATTATATCTGCACATATCAGCCCTCATTTTGTGTACACCAGACAATGCCGGACAGCACAAAAACAACGCAAGGCAGAGCCACACCGTTGCCCCACAGCTTATACTCGGCGGCATCGGAGTGCGGATCACGCAGCCACTTGGTGATCTGCTTCAGCGTCTTGGGCTTGGTAGATGTTCCCGCAATCTTGCGGTGGGTCTCAAACACATCGTACCAATAACGGAGGTCATCCGTGGTAGGCTCAATGCCCAGATCATCACACCACCAGTCTGGGAAGCCCTGCAAGCGGGCGCACTCGGTAGGTGTCAGCCTGCGGACGGTATATCCGTTCTGCACGGCACCGGGACCTTTGGCAACGAGGGTGGGTTGCAATTCCGGCTCGAAGGTCGGAGAGAACTTTGCGTTCTTGCCCTGGTTGAATGTGTCCCTGCCGATGCCGTAGCAAACAGCGGTAGGATCTTTGTAATCCCTGGCAAGCACCGTGGGTGCCTTATCTTCAGCAACTTGGGCAAAGCTGCCAGTGGTCATGGCATAGACAGCGTGGCGGTCGACCGTGTTGAGGGTGAAGCTGACATCTTCGTTAATGCCGTCACCCTGGGGACCGTTCTTATCATCTCTGCCGATCATAGAGCCTTGGATGGCATAGCTTTCGACCACGGCAATACCGCCCTGGTTACATCCAGGGTTGCCACCGTTCCCGTCAATAGTACGGGCCGTGTCTGCTTCATAAATTCCGCTGTGGGGATTATCGGATTTCATGGCATTGCTGTCATGAGAACTGATGCCGTAAGCCTGAAGGACGCAGTTAAAGTGGCTCTTGTCTGGCATCCGCTGATTGCCTCCGGCATTATGTGCTGTCAGCGTGGGCGCAGTCTGTTCACCATCCCAATTCATCACGAGCGGAACATTTCCACCTCCTGTCCCCATGCGGGAAGTAAGTGTTTGAACATTGCCGTCTTCGGAAATCTTCACACGGCTATCGGTCGGATGGTTCTCCAAGGCAACAGCGGCAGGCACAACTCCGGCTCGGAGGGTCGGAGAGGTTTCTTCCTCATAGCCGATGCTGCGACTCTTGGATGAATGCTCGGTACAGAACCCTGCGGCTTCCATTACAACAGGAGGATGGTGCGCCTCGGCTCGAAGCGTGGCGGTGACCTCATCGGTGACATCCATACGGTTGCCACCCTGGTCATTCAGCACGATGCCGTTCCTGCCGGTACTCATTCCGCAGTTCACACCGAGGGTGGAACTCACATCCCCGGTCAGATCTCCGTTGTACCCGTCAAAGCCTGTTGCTCCAATGCAATCCGCAGTACTTCCGGCAGCTCTTTGCCACGAGCGGAAGCCCTCCGCAGAATACCCTGACACGCCTTCGGACTTAAAAAGTATGTCGCAGGCACTCCGACCTGCAAAATCTGCGACAAGGTAGATGCGTTTTCTTCGTTGGGGGACTCCCCAATATTGAGCATCGAGAGTTCGGTAAGCAACGCTCCATCCGTCTCCCATGTAGCAGTCGGCATAGGGCCACTTTGCTTTTTCAGGCATAGGCACCTGGGTGTCCGGCTCTGCGACCCCGATGACCGCTTCGAGGACGGCTTTGAAGTCTTCACCGCCGTTTGAGGAGAAGGCACCGGGGACGTTCTCCCACACGATGTATCTTGGATATTTGCCATCTGTGGCACACCTCATTTCTTTGATAATGCGGATGGCTTGATAAAAAAGAACGGACTGCTGTCCGTCCAATCCGGCGCGCTTGCCCGCAACCGACATATCGGTACAGGGTGAGCCGAAGGTGATAATATCCACGGGTTCAATCTTCCCGCCATCCATCTGGGAAATATCGCCGTAGTGTTTCATGAAAGGCAGTCGCTTGGTGGTTACCCGAATAGGAAACGGCTCGATCTCCGAAGCCCACACAGGTGTGATGCCGGAAATCAAGCCGCCCAAAGGAAACCCGCCGGAGCCGTCAAACAGACTGCCGAGGGTTAAATTATTCATCTTGTACCTCAACTTCGGAGTATTTGTAGGTCAGCCCATCACGCTGAACGGTGACACCGTCCGAACTGCCGACCTGCTCGAGGTACCGCTTCACGATAACATCGCAGAACTTTTCATCCAGTTCCACGGTATAGCAGATGCGGTCGGTCTGCTCACAGGCAATGAGCGTAGAGCCGGAGCCACCGAAGGGGTCAAGCACCACCGCGTTGCTCATGGTGGAGTTCATAATGGGATAAGCCAGGAGCGGGATCGGCTTCATGGTCGGATGGTCACCGTTCCTCTTGGGCTTGTCAAATTCCCAGATGGTGGTTTCCTTCCTGCCGGTGTACCACTGGTGCTTGCCGTTTTTCTTCCAACCGAACAGACACGGCTCATGTTGCCACTGGTAAGGAGAGCGCCCTAATACAAGGGACTGCTTCTTCCAAATACAACAGCCGGATAAATAAAAACCCGCATCGGCAAAAGCCCTGCGGAAGTTCAGACCCTCGGTGTCAGCGTGGAACACATAGATAGATGCATCATCTGCCATTGCAGAGTGCATCTGCGTGTATGCCGCCAGAAGGAAATTATAAAAGGCGTCGTCTGCCATGTTGTCGTTTTTGATTTTGCCTGCGCTGCCTTCGTAGTTGACGTTGTACGGAGGGTCGGTGATGACCAGGTTCGCTTTGGTGCTACCCATCAGAAGGTCGAAGGTTTCAGCTTTGGTGCTGTCACCGCAGATCAGCCGATGCCGACCGAGCGTCCAGATGTCACCCGCCTTGGAGAAGGTGGGCTTTTCCAGTTCTGCGCCAACATCGAAATCATCATCTTTTGCATCAGCACCGATGTTCAGAAGGTCATCCAGTTCCGTAGGCTCAAAACCAGTAAGGGATACATCAAAATCTGCACCCTGCAGGTCAGCAATCAGCAGAGCCAACTTATCCTTGTCCCATTCACCGCTGATTTTATTCAGAGCAATGTTCAGAGCTTTTTCTTTATCCTCGGACAGTTCCACCACAACGCAGTCGACCTCGGTCATGCCCATGTCGATCAGCACCTTCAGACGCTGATGACCGCCGACAACTCTGCCCGTGGTCTTGTTCCAGATGACAGGCTCCACATAGCCGAACTGCTCAATGGAACGCTTCAGCTTTTCATATTCCGCATCACCGGGCTTGAGGTCTTTGCGGGGGTTGTAGTCCGCAGGCAGAAGGTCTGCGGTATTTTTCTTTTCGATAATCATACGAGACCCCACTCGGCAAAAGCCTCGAATCCACCACGGGAGCGGATGAACTCTCTTGCCGTTTCCACGATTTCAGAATAAGGGATGCCATCAACGGACTCATCACCGATGGCGCAGCACAGTTCCACAGGCTTCCCAGTTTTCTGGGCCTTGAGCCAAGCGTAAATATTCACGCTGACATCTGCCTTGGATAGGTCTTTGCCGTGCAGACCGCCACCCGTAACGGAGTCAGCCATATCACTACCCAACTTGCGGTTGGTAGCACCTGTATCGACATCGGTACCGCCAGTCCAGTCACCCAGAGGGTTGACTTCTGCATTGGGGAAGATGGAGCGCAGCTCATCACCCTTGGCATTGCTTTGACAGATAATCAAGCGGTCACCGTCCAGGATGTACTTTCCATCGGTGCGGTTAAAAGCATAAATTGCTCTGGCAATGCCAGACAGCTTTTTCTGCTCTTCGGTCATAGGCACGCCCTTGAAGATGCCGTTGTCACCGCAGCGGATTGCATCTTCCTGGTTACGAGCAAGATGTGCGTCCTGGGGAACGACAACCAGGTCAACCTTCAGATCCCCAGCGATACGCTTGACTGCTGCGGTA